AAGCTGAGTGCAGACTACATCATCTGCTCCTCCTGCAAATGCAGAAATATTTGAGATTCTCATTTTGATATGTCCTATGGGATCTGTATCCCGTACTGTAGTACGGTTTGTTTGAGTTAAAAGGGTGGGCAGTTTTAATTGTTGCCCAGCAACTTTTTATTAACCTGAAGAGAGAACTTCTCGCCAAGTGTAGTCTGTTGTAGTTATTGAAACTGTAGGTTCTGTATTACCTTCAGAGTAAATAACTGCGCGTTCCGCAAAGAAGTTTCTTTCATCGCGAACTGCATCTGTGTATGTTGAGTCATAAGTCCCTGATGGGAACGAAGTATTATTAACAGTACCATCAGCTACACCTTCACGAACAACTTCGGCATCTACATTATCAGCTGATGAAGTAGAGTCGGAGTCTGTTTCATACTGTTTAGCCCTTAGGTTACCTGTACTAGAACCGTGGTTCCAAGCAAAGTTCCATTGACCTGCAGATGTACCTGTAGTACGAGCTGTAAAGATAAGGGAGTTACCGTCACTTGTAGCTAAGAAGTCTTTTGGAGCTTCAGCGTTAACGTCAACTTGCCTTACAGCCTCATTGATAACAGTATTACGATCAGCTACAGTAGCATCAATAGTGAAACCGTTAAAGTTCAGTGTAGAACCACTGTCGGGGCTTGTAAGAGTGTAGGAACTAAAGTTAACGCCGGCGCCAAGAGTCTCAATATCAGTGATATTAGGATTTTTACTATTTTTACCGCCAAGAGCAATATCAAAGCCAATATTAGATGTAGTACCTAAGTCAATTGTGATTTCCCTATTACCGGTAGTACCGTTAGTAGAAATAGTACTGTCCCAAGTAATACCGGTGTCCATAGCTGTAACAGCGTTTGCTATCTCAGTTAAAGTATCATCTTCATCAGCACCTTTAGTAATAGCTTGACTAATAATTTCATAACTATTGCCTACATAAACAACGTCATTAGGGTCCACTTCGAGGCTAAATGTTGTAGTATCGAAAGTTGCAGACCAAGCACGGTTAATATCAGCATCTATAAAGGTGTGTGAACGAGAACTTTCAGTAAGTAATTGTCCACTACCTCCATCATTAACTGTTAAGTCAATACCTAAGTTAGCAGGTCCACCAGCTAGTTCATAAGTTGTACCGCCTGATTGTGGACGACTTGCAGCAATACTCCAAGCTTGTACTCCACCAGTAGTATCAATTACTTGATGAGTCCCTGAGCCTTGAGAGGTAGTACCAATTGTCCATTCACCTGTAAAACCAGTATTTGGGGTAAAGGTGTAAGTGGTGTTACCTAGAGCAGGTTTAGTAGCTTGTACGCTATAAGCTCGTGGTGCAGCAGAATCTGGAACCATAGATCCAATCAACTGAGAAGTACCACCTAGTAAGAACTCTTGATTATCTGTAAATGCGGAGTCAGGAGAAAAGGTGTATTCAGTTTGACCTGTTTGAAGTTTACCAGAAATAGCAAAATAAGGTAAAATCCCACTAGTCGTATCTTCTTTAGAAGAGAAGAAGGAGCTTGTTGAACCGTCTGGGTTAGTTAAGACTATGCCAGCTTCTTGATCAAAATTAGCAGGCCTTACCAGTGTGTAAATAGTAGAACCTGAAGTAGGTGTACTTATATTTACAGACCAAGGTCTGATAGTGAGTCCTGAATTACCGTAACTATCTTGTCTTGAAACACCATCTACAGTAAGTCCGGTTCCTTCAGTAAATCCTGAAGCATTGCCGTTAGAATCAAGCCTATCTAAAATATAACTAGCAATCCCATTAACATCCTCAGTAATTGTAAGGGTACCAGCATCGTTAGGTATATCATAGGTTCCTGCCGGAAATGAAACTGTAACTGTCCAACTATTTCCTGAAGAAGGTATTGCAATAGTAGAGCTAGAACTAGAAGTAAGTGAGTTGATAGTTGAGGTAACCCCTCCTACTGTAACAACTACTTTAGGTAATGTTTTAGAGTAGTTATTAGTCAATATATAGTTTGTACCACTTTGAACGAGGTTAAGCCCATTTGATTGACCTGTACCTATGTCTCCAATGTTAACTGGACTATTTGTTCCAGAAGAAGTTGAAGGAACAGAACCAGTTAATGTCCATGAACGACTTGTGTTAGTGTCTCCAAATGCTGTTGAAGTATTAGCCTCATCTATAGTGCGCCCATTAATAACAAGATCAATATCAGAACCTGTTGGGATATTCGTTAATTCAAATTTAGTTTGAATTTGAGAGGGGAAACTTACGACGCCTGTAGTTGAAGCTACGGTAGCTGCATTGTCAGACCAATCAGTACCCGCTGTCTGTGAGGTAGCTGAGTAAATAGAATCTTCGTAAAGAGAAACAGTCGTACTACCACCAGTACCAAAACTAACAGACCCAAAACCGTGACCTGTAACTTCAAATATATTAAAAGGGTTATGATTGAATGCTGTATATGTCCTAAAATAGTTTGTACCATTTATAACAACACGAACTTGGTCACCGAGAGAAAGACCAGCGGGTCCATCATTAACCCCAAAAGTTAGAGTGTTAAATATATTGCTTACACCAGCGTTTTTACCAGCGATAACAATAGTACCTGAAATGGGAAACGTAGTGGTTAACGTTCCTGTACCTGTACCTCTAAAAGTCCCTGCAGCCAACGCAACAACAGCAGTCCTAGCAGTAGTTCCGTCAGGGCCGCTTTGGGTTTTCGTTCCTACACCGCTACTTGAAGTTGTTGCTGTTGCAGTAACTGAACTTACGACAAGGTCCATAGTAGTAGTACCGATGTCGTTATAAGTACCAAAACCTGAAGTTGAACCTGTTTGAGTTCCTAGGTCTGTTAAAACTGCCACACTGTGAGTAGCTTCCCCGGATAAGGTAGAACTTTCAGTATCAACAAAATCAGAAGTAACAGTAAGTGTACCTGCTCCATTTGAGAGGGCTTGGCTTGATACTGTACTTGTACTTGTTCCAGTAGCAGGAAACCTTCCTGTTGTAGCTTCAGAAAAATCTGATGCGATAGTAATAGAGCCTGCGCTGTTTGATAGATTAAAAGTACCTGTGCTTGCACTAGCATCAGTAGCAGAAGTTGAGCCTGTTAAAGCTGATTGAAAAGTGTCAATAACCTCATAGTTACCACCACTAGGGTTACCTGGTAAAGCAGTAGAAGACGTTGCACTATTGCCACTATCCGAATCAGTTGCAGCAGCAATAAAGTCAGAAGTAACATCAAGGTCAACGCCAAGGTTGCCTAGGTTAGATGTTGCACCGGTACCGCTTGCATCAGCAGGAGCAGCTTCAAAGTTAGTTGGTAAACCAATAGTTACGGTTGTGTCAACTGCTGAAGCAACAGAAGCATTTGAACGGTTGCCTGTAATAACAATTTTCTGTTGCTCTGGTTTATTGTCACCAAAAGCAAGATCAAGTCTGACGTATTTTTCTGTGCTAAAAGGTCCGTTAATCATACCAGGAGCTGTTAAAGCACGAACACGGTATCTGTAGATTCCGCCACGTTCAACAATAGCACGGCTAAATACACGGTCAGAGGTTACTAGCTGTTCTGAAATAGTTGTCCATTCAGTTTCACTATTAGCTTTTTCTTGTACTTGGTAATGGGAAATATTAAATGCATTTGTGCTTGGTTCTGTCCAGGATAAATCAATACGACGACTAATAGGTTCCCATACAGCAGTAAGGCTTGGTGCTGATGGGATAGCTGATTCTGAATTAGCTACATATGGTAAAATAGTTGGTTCAAGCGAGTCAAATACATTGTTTGAAAAATCATCTTCTTCACCAAAAATTGCATTTGAATGTCTTTGCCCTACAAGAGAAACAGTACCATCATGATTGTCTGCGTAATCGACAACTTCATAACGACGAATGTTATTACCTGTAAATCCATAGAGTTCATTTTGAACATCAAATGGTGTACCAATAGTAAAATCCTTAGCAATATCGTAAGTTGTAGTTAATTCAATTTCTTCGTAAAAACGAGAAATATCCATAAGAAAACGAGCATATTGTTCGTAAGTTTCTTTAACCTCAGAAGATTCTGCTTCATCAAGTGCCGTAAGCTTATTACCATCTTCGTCTACTGTTTCAGCATAAAACAAGGTTAGCCAATCAGAAGAGAATTCACCAATGCTACGAATACCATTATCTTGAGAAAGGTATCCTGTATCCCGTGTTTCAAGAGGAATTCCGGTAATACGAGGTGCTCTAATATTAGAAGTCCTTTGCAAATCTACTGTAAGAATAAACTCGTTAAATTTATCTTCATTACGAAAATTAATCAAATTCATACCTGAAGCATTGTTCTCATTAAAAGTAACTGCTACATCTTGAGGATCAATTGGTTTTCTAAATCGGCATTTAATTTTGTCGCCCTCTTGATAAAGAGTAAGATTTGCAGTATCAGCTATTGACTGAATATACTCAACAAAGCTGTCTTTACCTTGCATAACACCGTTTAAGTATTGAGGAATTTTAGAGGCGTTTTCTTGACAGAGTAAAAAAGATTCTAGGTCAATATCGTCTTCTGATAGACCTGGCCCCACTTGTTTATCTAATAGGTAATCTACTAGGATACGAGCAGGGTGTTGGTTTTCTTCCCTAGTAGTTAGAGAAGTTACACCAAATGTACGAGAAGTTTCTTCGATACCGATATCGAATGTTTGAGAAACATTAATTGTGCCGTTAGAGCCTTTATCTCCCGCTAGAAAGAAAGAGTATTCTGTACCAGTAGTATTTCTCCTTACACTTAGTATTTTAAATTTACCATAGTTAGAACCTTGAGAGATATCGATATCTTTAATACCATCTGAAAAGTTAAAAGCAAAAGTAGTTGAAGAGCTAAGACCATAAGCAGTGTCTATATCTGCAGCAAAAGCTGAGCTTGGATTAACTTTTAGGTAGCTATTACTAAAGGAAGACTTGAAGCTTTTTCCTGTAGTAAGCGTTCTAGGAGAACTAAAACCAACCCAGAATGCAAAATTTTCAACATAAAAAGAATTCGAAGAATAAGGAGAAGTGTTATCGTAAGTTAACCCAACTTGAGATGCAATAGCAGTTTCAGACCACGCATTAATGTCTAAAGCAATAGAGCTAGTTTGTTTAACTTGAAACCCTACTTCAGGAATACCTCTAGAAACAGCACCATCACGTGTTGCTTCAAAGGTAATAGCCACAAGTACATACCCTAACCCACGGAAGTTAGCATCGATTTCTCCTCCAGAAGTAGCTAACCAAGTAGCTGGAGGGGTTTGATTATTTTCACCCCATAAAACTTCTACAGCAGCGTATGTATTGTTTCGTGTAGTTCCACTGTCATCCTCGTATTCATCGTTTAAGTAATGGACTCCTGTAGTTCCGCTTGTTAACGAAATAGCTCGAGAATCAACTTCTCCACTTAACCCGTCAAGGTAAATATTAAGAGAACCTACTTCACCCGCGTGAACAAGGTAAACGATAGTACCGAACCGAGTATCTGGACGTATAGCATTTACTGATTCAGGATCTTGAAAGCCTCTCCAGTTATCACCATAATGTAGTTTAAAGGGAGCGTAATTATTTTCGGAACTATGATTCCAAGCAGCTACAATAGCAGCATTAACACCAGAAACACCGTATACACGAGCTGGTTGATATGATGCTGGGGTTTCTAGCTGTGAACCTGGAGTTTCTTGAATTTCAGGAGATACAGTTTCTTCACCAACGTATTTACGTTTGTGATTACCAAACATATTCTTTTTAACTTTTATATACATTGGTTTGGTAACAGCTTCACGATATTCGGAAGCACCAAGAGTAAAGTCCTGAAAACTTTGACCAGCGTTTCGAAGAAAGGTATCGACAGTTGGGCCAATGGCATTAGCCGACCCATAAACACCATCTGCAATTCTTTGATTATGAAGAACTTGCAATGAAATATTGTCTGATGGTCTTCGTAAAGGAGATATAAGTGAAGAGATAATAAGTTCAACTGTACCCTCTTCAGTAGGTGTGTTGTGAGTGTCCATTAGGCCTTCATAAATAACACGAACTGAAGATAAAGTGGAAGTCGATGGATCCCATTCACCCTTAAATATTTTTGCGCGTCTATTACGGTAAGTGTCAGTTTGAATTGCATCCTTAACATCGTTATCTAAGAACAATGTGATATTCTGAGTAACATTAGCGAGTTCAGCTGAAATCACTGTTTTGTCGAGTGCAACTACTAAGCCATCATTTAAGTAAGTATTATTTTCATACTCAAATGGAAACCCACCATCTATAACGGTGTACCTTGTAACTGTGCTAGACAGCTCAAGGCTTGCAAATGTAATTGTAATCATAATGTTATCCTATATAATTTCTTCTATTACTAAATCCATTTTTAAGAAGTTGTTATTACCTGCTAAAAACGTTTCTTTTAAATTAGCACTTGTAATATGACCACGGAAAGTTAAATCTTTGTAGTTAACTGTTTCACCGGCTCCGATAGTATCTCGAAGAACAGGGTGAATTATAAGTTGGCCGTTACCTGCAGTATAAGAGTTAATAATATACTGAGTAGGATTATTGCCAAACGTTACAAATTCACCCTGAACTAAAGAAGTTGAAGCAGGAGCAATAACAGTGTTACCTAAGCGTAGAGAAACAGTATTGCTACCTGCTGCTGCAGAGATTGATAAGTTAATATCGTTAGCTGAATGAGTACCAGTGTACTGTTGTACTTCTGGTGGAAGAGTAAATTCAATCGAATCATTATTGTAATAAGCAGCTTGTACAACTCCACGTAGGTAATCTTTTTCTTCAGACCCTGTTTTAAATTCTGGAGCTACACCTGCACGGCCTAAGGCAACGAGAGTACAACGAACAACTCGCCGAGAAGAAGTGTTAGAGTTAAACCTAAGAACACCAGATTGAGAGCGAATGACATCGCGGTCTACTACATAGTCCATCGAAATAGCTTCGAAACGTAGTAGGTCATCTTGTAAGACTAAATTTGCCATAACTTATTTCCTTAACGAGCTCGACGTCGTGACATACGACCGTCGGCATTTCCTTGATTGATTGCATTAATTACAGAAGCACCTGCAGCATCTGCAGTAGCTTGTGAGTTTCTTCCAAGTCCAACTTCGACTTGAACTGTTTGATTAGCGATATAACCACCACCTTGTTGTACGGATTGACCGCTGTTCATTGCTTCTAAGGTTTGACGATTAGCAGCTGTAGCTTTCTGGTTCATTACAAATTCACCATTTGACAGAGCAGCTGAAATACTATCTGATCTACCTGTACCTGGACCACTTACATAACCACCGTTAGCATAACCTTTAGGTGCTTGGAACTTCTGAGATTTAATAGCAGAAATTTGAGCAGCACCAGAAGCTACAACCATAGCAGCAAGAGCAGGACCAGCAACACCACCTTGAGCAAGCGCTTTAGTAGCACCTGTAGCAGTGTTCATTATAGCCTGAGCAATACTAAGAGCTTGAGTAGCCTTAAATGAGCTTTCAGAATACTTAGCATTTTCGCCTAGTAGAGTCATAAGACCTCCACCAACAGCTTCAAAGTTTTCTTGTTGAGTTACACCAGAACGAGAAGCAGCTTTGTCGATATGTTCGTACATGCTTTCGAACTTTTTAGTAACTCCCTCTGTATTAATACCGGCAGCATCAGCACCCATGCCAATAGCACCACGGTCATCACGATCTTTAAAGTCTGTTTGAAGACCAATAGCACCAAGAGGATCGGTAACACCTGGATCCTTTTTATCAGCAGCACTTACAGGACGAGCCTCATCAAGCATTCGATTGATAAGGTCACGAGTATCTTGTTGTAAAACAAGTGTTGCTGGATCAGCGGGTAACCCTTCAGATGTTTGAATTTTAAGCAAACCATTAATTTCTTTAAGAGAGTCGAGAGATTGCTCAAGGTTACTAACCATCGCTTTGTCAATTTTAGTGATACCTTTAGTATCAAATCCAAGAGAAGAAGCACGAGTAACAGTTCCAACTTGACCACCAGTTTTAAAACCAGGGAGGTTAGCACCATTATTAATTGCTTCTAGTAAAGCACGATTATCTTTAGTAGCCTTAGCATTAATGACATACTCGCCATTAGAAAGCATAGCTGGAATAGAATCAGAAGTGCCTGAGCCCTTGCCTGAAACTGCGCCACCTGTGGCCATCTTACGAGGTTCTTCTCCACCACCTAAGAATGAAGGTAAAAGAGATCTAGCAAAGCGCATAGCTTCACTAAATATGTCTGAGAATACATCAACGATTTTATCTTTAGCGGTTTTAAAAGCTTCAATAATACTATCTTTGAAGTATACTGCTAAAGTAAGGCCACCAATAGCAAGACCAGCAATAGCTAGAGGTACAGAACCAATAGCAAGACCGATAGCACCTGCAATGCCAAGACCAATAGCCTTGAGTGCAGCAGCGCCAAGAAGAGCAATACGGAATGCAGCAGCCATCTTAACACCAATAGCTGAAGAAACTGCGCTAAATACAGCAGCAGCCTTAAGAGCAAATGGCGATGCAAAGAATATAAAAGCTGCACCGGCTACTTGACCAATAGCAGTACCGATACCTTGACCAATAACTGAACCAGCAAAAGTAACGCCTGCTTCTGCCCAACCTGGGAGATCGCCTACTTGTTTATTTAAGACATCAACAAACTCTTGAGCAATTGTAAAACCAGCTGCAGCACCGGCAATCCCACCTACACTTGAGGAAAAATTACGAATACTGTTAGTAAATTTCATAATAGCATTTTTAGAGTTTTCAGTAATATCAGTACGGCGTTGTTCAGCAGCAGCTAAGCGAGTAGCAGTAGCAGTAGCACGTTTACGAACATCATCAATATTAAGTTCACCCTTACGTAAATCTATTTCACGTCTTAAGGCAATTCGTGAAGACTCTGTAAGACCAGCACTAAGGCGGTCAAAGGCAATTTCGAGCTCTTGAGCTTCTTGTGCAGTAATATTACCTGCCTTACGAAGTGTCTTTTCGAAGCTTTGAATTTGTTTAGCTACTTGAGGAGTGCTACGTTCTGCGAGGAGTGTAAGACTTTCGTTAACACCTTTAACTCGACCACTAGAAACCCCTGCAACTCTTTCTAGAGCTGCAAGTTCACCAGTTAATTTTGTAATGGTTTGATCTAGGCGAGGAGCTTCAAATTGAACATCAGCAAAACCACGTCCAGCAGAAGATATTCCACCTTGAGTTACAGCTTTACGTAGTGTACCGTTAAGAGTGATAACAGCAGCAATAAGTGCACCAAAATTAACCGTTCCAAGTCCATCTTGAATAAGACGGAAAAATTTGCTAACGCCTTCTAGCGCAAAGCTAATTCCTGATAAGGCAGTACCGATTATCTTAAGGGATGCAGGCATTTCAATACCTAGTGTATTTATTATAACAGACATGTCAGGTATAAATACAGGTAGAGGTGAGCTTGCTGTAATCATAGCAAAAGGATTATTAGTACCTAAGCTTGGAGCTGGAGCCACAGTAGTTGTAGCAGGGGTAGAGCTACCCATAAACGGCGCTGGGGCTGTAGTAGTAGTAGCTCGTGTTTGATTAGTCTGACCCAAGTAAGCAACTTCCGATTGGAATTTACGTAGGAAAGGTAGAGTGTTTGTAATCAGATCTTGTGTTTTATTCTGAATACCATCAACTAGTCCACTGTAAGAACCTGGGCCACCACCTAGGATGTCGGTGAATAGCTTATTAAAGTATTCTTTCATTTTTGTGTAAAAGCTATCTACAACAGAAATGGCTTCATCAAAACCAGATACAACAGTATCTAACTCAATTGTTGGTAGAGCAAAACTTGAAAGATCAATTTCTTTAAGACTTTCAAATGCTTCAGCAACATCTTTACCAAGATCACTATTTTTAACAGTATTAAGAATATCAGTAAACAGTTCTTTTACTGCAAGCCTAGTCTTAAGCATAGTAAGACGGACTTGAATAGCAAATACTGCTACTTTACCGCTTGCTCTTTCAAAGGCTTCACCAATTGATTCGGTAGATCCGATTAGAGCTTTACTGAAGCCACTTGCTCTGTCAAGTTCATTAACAAAACGAGCAAAGGCGTTTCCTGCCTTTTGTGAAGCACCTGCAAAAGTAGTTTCTACCTTCTTAAACTCGGCAGCAATAGCAGTGCTTTGTCCTAGTAGAGCCTCAAATACTTCAGCAGAAGTAATTTTACCTTCAGCACCGAGTTTACGTAGTTCACCTACGGATACTCCAATACCATCAGCGATGGCTTGTGCTAGACGAGGAGCTTGTTCTAGAACTGAGTTAAGCTCTTCACCACGTAGAGTACCTGATGCAAGACCCTGGCCAAGCTGAATAATAGCAGCTTCGGCTGATTGAGCAGAAGTACCGGATACTTTAATTGCTTGTTGAACTGTTTTAGTTACTTGTAAAACATCTTGTTGAGTAGCACCAAGATCATTAGAAACACGAGCAAATCGTGTAAAGAGATTTGTTGTAGCTTCAAAGCTAGAACGAGTATCTTGAGCAATCTTAAAGAGTTGAGAGTTTGCTCGTACAATCTCATTTGTACTACGAGTTACTAGACGTAACTGTGAGTTAATACGACGATATTCATCAGCTACACCAGCTACTACACCTTTAACAGTAATGTAAGTAGTGATAAGTGCAGTTGAAACAATAACTAGACGATTAATTGTTTTAGTTGCATTAGCAAAATTTGATTCTAAGTTTTCCGCACTTTTAGCAGCACGTTCTGTATTCTTTTCGAGGTTACCTAGTTTATCATTATTGGCAACATCTTTAACGCTTTTTGTGACTTTATCAAAGCCACCGGCTGTATTGCTAGCGCTTGCACCAACCTTGTCAACCTTCTTTTCCAGTTTCTCCATGGATTTTTCGGCTTGTTTGGTATTAGCGACTACCTGGATTTCTACTGCCATTTTATTATTCCTTTACGTTAGATGCCCCAATGCTGTTTTGCGTTACCGGCTACGTAAAATAGACGGAACTCTTCGTATATCGAAGTTAGCATCAGGGCTGGTATCCATTGGAGTTATCGGCGAGACTTCTTAAATGAGTCGTCGCCTGGGAGTTTAATTTCGTCTACAATTACGCCATCAGGGTCGTAAAATTGCAGAAGTGTTCGTTCGATAAAGCGAGCTGGAGCTTGGTCCGATTTTCCTCGATTTAGTTCGTTAATATAAGGGGCTGAGTTTGTAAGGTAGATATCTACGCTCAACCCGTCTGAATCTGGTAAGTTTAATGCAGTAGTAGCTAGCAAGGAGTTTACAGAGATAGGACCAACGTTCTTTTTAAAGTCTTCTGACTCTGTACTAATATTCCAGGAATTTCTGGCCCTACCTGTATCAACAGGTGTTGCTTGCTGTAGGGAAGTTGTTGCATTAAATGCGGTAGCAACAGAGGCTTGGTAAATTACTTCACGGACTTCTTGACTAACGTCATCTAACTCTTTATTAAGATTAGGTATAGTAATTTTTATCATATTGCTTCCTTAAGTTGGTAGAGGGATGCCGGAACACCCCTCTAGTTTACTTCTTAATATTAGGGTTAAAACCCTTTGATGCAAGCATAGCACCGAAAGTTGAGTTCATCAAGGCTTCACCTTGGTGACCGGTCTGTTGTACTTTGCGTTCATCGTTTTTAATCTGTTTGATAGAGGGAAAGATCTCATCTGGCTTCTTATCAACGCCTTGAGCGTTCATTAAATAAGCAGCACGTAAGTCATCTCTCCATCCGACAGGTCTGCGCTGAAAATATTCAAACCAACCTAGTACTTCTTCATAATCCATAGACTCTAAGTCTTTACGGGTTTTACCAAGAGTAAAAGCTAGGTCATAGTAATGCATTTCTTCAGCGCTTAGTCGTTTCCCGCTTCAGGGACGTCAACAGCAGCAAGACCGCTGTAAGCCATAACTTCTTGTTGTAGAGTAGCAAGATCGTCAAGAGAGAAAAGATCGAAATCTTCATCACTTAGATCAGCAGCTTCAACAACACCAGCACGGATTACAAAGCGCATAGCAGCAAGATTTGAATCGAAGCTAGCAGCATCGTCCATATCTTTTGCAAGTTCTTGCATTTCACGTACAGATTTA